GCCGACGAGCTCGACGTCGAGGAGGACGTGGTGGTCGGCAAGTTGTGCCGGTTGTGGAGTTGGGCCAACACGCACACCGAAAACGGTCACGCTCCCGGCGTGACATCCGAGTGGCTGGACCGTTACCTCGACTGCCACGGTTTCTCCCGCATCCTGGCGGCGGTCGGCTGGCTGGAGATAAACGACGACGGCCTCGAAATCCCGCGTTTCGAGCGGCACAACGGCAAGTCGGCCAAGACCAGGGCGACCGCCCGCGAGCGTAAACGCAGGGAACGGTCCCAGAACGGTCACGCCGAGACCGTGACAAAACGCGCGCACACAACAGACAGAGAAGAGAAGAGAAGAGAAAAACCCCCCCCCCTTAAAGCCCCCCTCTGGATGGAGGCCGAGTCGGCCCTTCGGGAGGAGGGCGTCTTCGCCGCTGGGGGTGCTCTCAACGCCGCCCAGCAGATCGGAGCGAGCCCTGCCGACGTCCTGGCCATCATCGAGCACGCAAGAAGCCGGCCGGGAGCCTGGGGACCGGGGGCGATTAGAAACCGGGTGATCAACACGCGGCCGGGACTGGATCCGAGCGAAGGTTGGCCCCCGCACTCGGAGGAATTTGAGCGCGAAAGACAGGCATTCTCAGAAGGGGAAGAAAGGCGGGCCAGCAGAGCGCAGGCGGACCGCGAGAAGGCCCGGAACACCGAGACCAGGAGAGACGACGACGAGCGGGAGGCCACCTTCGGACCGATCCTCGACGGGATGGACAAGACGGCCCGGAACGACCTGGCCCGGTTGTGCCTGGGGACGGGTCCGGTCCTGACCAGTTACCGACAGGCCGGGCCCACCGGCATGGCCCGCCAGTTGATGCTGGCCGAGCTCGAGAAGCGGGAGGCCGGTGGTGGGTAAACCGTCACGAGACAAGGGGAAACGGGGAGAACGGGAATCCGCCGGGATTCTCTCGGAACTATTCGGCGTCCCCGTGCGTCGCGCCCAGCAGTACTCGGGCAACGCCGGCACGGCGGATCTGGTCGGCCTGCCCGGCGTACACGTCGAGGTGAAACGTCGAGAACGCGGCAACGTGGCCAACTGGCTCGACCAGGCGGTCGACGACGCCGGCGACGAGACCACGCCGATGGTGGTCCACCGGGCCAGCGGGCGGCCCTGGATGGCCACGGTCATGCTCGACGACCTGCCGGATCTGGTCTGCCGGTTGTATCTCACGCTTTCCTGGGAGCCGGATGAGTGACACTACCGGAACCGTACACCCTGGACGACATGACCGGATTTAGGGCCACCGCGACCCACCAACTCCGGGAGCATCGAGACGAGTTGCGGACACAACGGCTTCGCCTAATTTATTCCGCCTGGGAGGCTGGGGTTTGTCGACTGAGTGACGAGCCGAGCCGGATAGCCCGCGCCCTAAAAATGTGGCTGGACGCCCAGGGGATCCCCTATATCGAGACGGGGTTCATGGACATCCAGCAGGTCACCAAAATGCTGGACGCCTGGCTGGAGGTCAATGGCCCGGTGGCTCCGGGGGAACCGACGAGGAGAACGAATGAGAATCCCACCGACACCCTGTAACGACTACTGCCAGCATCCCAGCGACCGGGGGATCATGGCCGAGGATCTGTGGGCCTTCCAGGACCGATTCCGCGAGGCCCCGACCGACCAACCGACCGACCAACCGACCGACCAACCGACCGACCAACCGACCGACCGACCGACCGACCGACCGACCGACCAGGGCGAGCCGGACAAATGAGATCCAAGGACCGATGGCTCGCGGGCATGATCAAAGGCGGCCCAGTGGAACCGGAGGACGTCGACCAGGTGATCGAGGGCGTCCAGCCGCCGGCGGATCCGATCAATCCGAGCCACTACCGCCAGGGCACGCTCGAGGTGATCGACGCCATCGAGGGACTGGCCCTGGGATACCGGGAGGGGAACTGTCTCAAGTACCTGGCCCGCTACAGATACAAGAACGGCCTGGAGGATCTCCGGAAAGCTCGGTGGTATCTGGAGCGACTGATCCGGGAAGTGGAGGACGCCGCCGATGGCAGATCGTGAGTACCACGTCTTGAATCTCGGGGCCGGCGTCCAGTCAACGGTCCTCTACCTGATGGGGATGCAGGGGGAACTAGATCACCCGTTCGATGTCGCCATATTCGCGGATCCGGGCGACGAACCGGAAGCGGTCTACAAGCACCTGTCCTGGTTGGAGTCGTTGAACGGGCCGAAGATTATTCGCGCGTCTGCCGGTTGTCTTGGCGACGATCTAAAGACCGGCAAGAACGGGGAAGGCAGGCGGTTCGCTTCAATTCCAGCATTCACCGCGAAGAACGAAGGTGTTCCTCTGGGTATGGTCCGCCGTCATTGTACGGCGGAATACAAAATTGAAGTCATTACCAAGGCAATCCGCCAGGACATTGTCGGTCTCAAACCGCGTCAACGCATGCCGAAGGATGTCCACGTACACCAGTACGTCGGGTTCTCATACGACGAACCAGGAAGGGCCGCGCGAATGCGTGGGCGTTTCAATTCTATCCCGTGGGCGTCGTGCCATTTCCCGCTGATCGACGAAGTGATGAAGCGGGGGGATTGTTTGCGGTGGCTGGACGATCACGGCGGCGTCCCGCATCAGACGCCGCGATCGGCGTGCGTGTTTTGTCCGTTCCATTCAAACGACGAATGGCGGCGGGTAAAGGCAAACCCGGCGGACTGGGAACGCGCGTGCGAAGTTGACGACTCTTTACGAGTCGAAGGGAACGTCGTCAACCGTGGACTCGACGCTAAATTGTACGTTCATCGGTCTTGCCGTCCGCTTCGGGAAGTGGACCTGGACGACAACCAGAAATCGTTGTTCGACATGGAATGCGAGGGGGGATGCGGACTGTGACAGATCGTGAACCACTCACCCCGTGCCCGTCCTGCGGTCACAAGCCGGCCATCCTGTTCTCATCGACGGCCGGCTGGGTGGTGATGTGTCTCCGGTGGGATTGCAAACACCCGGCCCGATCCAACGAGCCGGGGCCCAACCAGGGCGACGTGGTCGCAGCGTGGAACCGGGAACGAAAGCGACCGCGACCGGAGGAAGACTAGGGTAAACCATGCCGACGACCGCCACGACGATCAAGGAGGGGCATAAGTACCAACTCGGTGACCTGCTGATTTGGTACGAGCAGAAACCCGGTGAGGGGCGACGGGTCCGCCTGTTCGTCAAGAGCGGCACAATGCCCATTGTCAAACACGTCGACCGTCCTCCCACTTCCGGCTACAATGCCACCAACACCGACTGAGGGCTACGGACGGCCTGGCGGTGTTCTGACCGATTGACGGCTCCACGGCCCGGCGGTTCTCCGCGGGCCGTTTTTCATTTGGGGCCGAGTCTATGACGACGGGAGACTGGATCGCCCTGGTTGGAATCATGGCCGGCAGTTGGCTCGCGCTTGCCCGCTGGATGCTCCAGATCACCAAGGCCCTCGCGCGTCTCGAGGATATGGCCGACGACATCCGAGGGGTCAAGAGAGTGGTGGATCGGAACACGCGAGACATCAGTGCGGCCCGCGAGCGGATCGGCGTCCTGGAGAGCCGGATCCCCAAATGATAATTCCACCACGTCTACAACCTGGCGACGTGATGGCCTGCTGGGGCCGAGACTGGATCTCGCGCGGGATCACCTTCGGGACGTGGTCACTCTTCGGCCCTCGAGGTCTCCGGCTGGGCCCGTCTCATGTTGCCATTATCTGCCACCGCGCCGGTGAGCCGGCCTGGGTCGAGTCGACGACGATGGCCCCGCACCCGTGCCTGGTCCGGGGCGAGCACGCCGCCGGCGTCCAGGTCCATGAACCGGACAACCGGATCCGGGACTACCTGGTGCAGGGCGGCAAGGTGATCCGATACGCCCTATCCCCGATCAACAGGTTGACGGGATCCGAGTCGGAACTCCTCACCAAGATCCTGCTGGAGAAGTTCGTCGACCGGGGAATCAACTACGACCTGGGCGGCGCGTTGATATCCGGGACGCGGGTCTTCCAGTTGCTCCGCTCCTTCCCCGGCGCGGATCTCAACCGCCTGTTCTGCTCGGAGTTGGTCTCGGCCGTCCTGCAACGGCTGGGGCGTCTCAACCGCACAAATCCCACCCGTCACAATCCCGCCCGGCTCCTTCGGGAGGCCGTCCGCCAGGGCGTCTACCGAAACGAAGGAGCGTTGTGATGCGAAAGAACCTACTGATTGCCTTCCTGGTCCTGTGTTTGCCGCTGGGGTTCTTCTGCCCGGCCATCTCGGGGGGATCCGAGTCGAAAGCCTCCAAGACGCGGCCGCCGGCCACGGTGGTCGAGCCGGACGTGATCTCGGCAGCCTGTCACGTCGACGGATGCTCGGGAACGGCTATTGAGTTCGGTGGTCGAGCCTGGGTGGTCACGGCGGCCCATTGTTTTGAGCTCAGCCAAAAGGTCTACGTTGTGACCGGCGACAAGCTCCGCTCCGGCGTCGGGATGGTCGTGGCCATGGACTTCCGCGTCGACCTGGCCCTGGTCGCTGTCGAGCGTGAGACGCTGACCTCCACGGTGGCTGTCCCGCTGAAGTTGCCCGACGGCCCCTGGTACGGCGTCGGCTACCCCGACGGCGAAGGACCGCAGGCGTGGTTCGGTGAGTTCCTCGGGATCCAGCGGATCAGCAACCTCCCGCGCGGCCGCTGGGCCTGGAAGCTGAAGAAGGGCCGATTCAAGCACGGCTCAAGTGGCTCGGGCGTATTCAAGGGCGGCAAGTTGGTCGCCGTGGCCACTCACTCGAACGACAAGACGCGCGAGATCTTCGCGGCTCCGCTCCACGATCTCCAGGCGTTTCTGGCGCGGGTTGGCAAGGAACTGCCAAGGCTCCGGGAGGCTTCGCTTGCCGGGCTCGTCGAGGAGGACACCGCGCCCCCTCACACCACCACCGAGATCCATCCGGCAGGTGATACGCCGGCAAGCTGGGGCGACCGCGACCGGACCCGCGAGATCCTGGCCATCAAGGAGCAACTTAAGACACTCGCCGGCAAGCCGGGGCCACCAGGCCCGCCAGGCCCCGCCGGCAATACTGGCCCAGGGATGGACCAGGCCAAGTTGGAGGA